CGTGGGATTAGACAGAAACTCACAGCGGGAGTTTTAGCCGCTTCGCTTATGTCTTCTACAGCATTAGCACACACAAATTCAATTGGTTATGTCGGGGACGGTAACGGAGGATTAAACTTCTGGTACGGTTCTTGGCATGATAATACTCAATTTAATGAAGCAGAGATTAAAATAACGCATCCAGATGGTACTACTAGTATTGATGCGTTTGATCTGCTATCCCAAGATTCACCTGCTGGCTTAATCTCTGGTGTTAACTTCTTTACATCAGACGGAAGCCAACTTGTAGCGTATGATCCTACAGGCTCTACAAATGGTGGCACTACTCAAGAATCATACACTTGGCAAGGGCTTAACTATACTCTTGCTCCAGGAACATATACCTTTACGTACATTCCTCTTGGAGATCCTGAGTCAAACTTACCAGGTTCGCCTACAATGGAATGGGTACCAATGGATCAAGTGATTCGTAGCTTAACAATCACACTTACACAAAACGACATTGATGGCGATGCCAATAATAATGGTATTCTTGATGTCAATGAGGTAGCTGTTGGATCCGCTTCTGGTGGTCCGACTGTTGTTAGCCAAGGTTCTAGTCAAGTAATTGGTTACGTAGCTGTTGCTGGTGGTGTTATTCAAATTATTCAGCGTACTCAAACAGATACAACTTGGGATAATATGAGTGATGGTACTACTGCTAATCAGCAATCAACTGTTACTAATCTTCCAGATTGGGTTGGTAGAATTGATCAAATTACTACCGCGCAAGACGCTATCAACGCTATCACTCGTAGTTTAGAATTTGACGGTCCTGCGTTAATTCGTTCTGAACACAAGTATGATAATGGAATGAAAGGCGATACCAAAGGATTTTCTTTTGGTGGAACTCGTCAAAATGATGAAGGCATCGTTGTCGGCGGTGGTTTTGCTACAACAACTACTGATTTAAAAAACGATGGGGATTCTGTTGAAGCCAAGACTATCACCTATATGGGTAGTGTTGGAAAAGAATTTGACTTTGCCTATGCTGAGGCTAAAGCCCAACGTTCTACAATGACTTACGATGTTTCTAGAACAATTGGTGATTTTTCAAACTCTGGTACTACTAAAGGATCAGATACAAAGATAAGTTTAACGTTGAATAAAGATTTAAATGAAAAACTATCTGTAATCGGCGGTGTTACTAGAGGAAGACAATCAGTTGCTGGTTACACAGAGACTGGTTCTGTTCAGTCAGCTCGTACTGTTGCTAAATCTACTAAAAACTATACTTATGGTACCCTTGGTGGTAATTTAGATTTAGGATTGCTTGGATTATCAGCAGTTCATCATACAGATGGTGTCAATGAGCTTTCTGCCAGTATTTCAAAAGAAACAGATCGTGTTACTTGGGAGATTGGTGTAAAAAGATCAATGACTGATCTTGGAAACTCAAACTCGATTGATGCTGGACTTAACATCAAGTTTTAATCTCATCTAATACTTGCTAATTGGTTTGCGATAAGGTATCATATAGAAAATCAACGGAGACTCTATGGAATACTTTAATCAATCGCAAACCGATTGGCGTATCGCTCAATGTTGTCAGTTTCATGACAAACAACTCGCCAAACGCTACAATCTAGGCACTACTACAAAAACTTATGCTCTTAAAGCTGATGGAAAAGAACGTGTTCAACAAAAGGCACTTTCTAATGTTCGCAAGCTTTTAGATGTTCTCGAAAATTACTTTCCTCACCAACCTATGAATTTCAGAGCTTTTCGCATCTCGTCTGAGCTGTTTCCATGTTATACTTTAGAGTTTACACAACCTTGGTATGAGGAGATTAGAGATGAACTTAAAGAAATATTGGGACGAGCTGGAGAACATGCCAGGCGACACTCTGTTCGCTTATCTGTGCACCCTGGTCAGTATACTGTGCTTGGGAGTAATAATTCTGATGTTGTAGCCAAGTCTATAGAAGACTTAGAGTATCACGCATTGTACGGTCAATACATGAATCTTCCAGCTAAAGACTTTACAATGAACATTCACTTACAAGGACTGTATGGAGGAAAACATGAGGACGGAATCAAACGCTTTGCTACGAACTTTCCCTATCTCTCCGACTACGCACAACAATGTCTTGCAGTCGAGAATGAAGATAAACCCAACGGATACGACATTAAACACACACTTGAACTTGCACAGAGAATACCGATCCGCTGTACACTTGACACACACCACTATGCCTGCCATCGAATGGTTGAAACGGAAAAGGTTAAACTTGGAGAGAAAACAGTCAATCGGAAAGTTCGAGACGTGGATCACATCACCCACACAAGTGACTACTTCGTGGAAGCTGTCAAAAGCTGGAGAGGAGTACGCCCGTTGTTCCACAAATCACAATCATTTCACCCCGACAATTCAGATTATTGGATGAAACCAAATGCTCATTCAGAAACTTACTGGGATGAGCACCTAATGGCAAATCACGTTCCAATGCTTGAATACGCTGATTTTGATATTGAAGCAAAGTTCAAAGAAGTAGCGGTAAAGGGGTTTTATGACTTTATCAAACAAGAAGAAGAATTCAGTGGGGAGTCAGTAATCACTAAAAGATTATAATTTCTTTTTGACACAACACACCAATTACGTATAATGAGGGTATAGATATATACCCTCATTTTTTTTTATGGAGAGACAAATGGCAGTTAACTTTTTCTCGCCGCAGATTGAAGCGGCTTATACAAATAATACTACAGTAGGATCGGCTACCTATGTAAGAATTTTCAATGGTCATACGGCTGATCACGTAGTTAACATTGGTACAGCAGCAAACGTACTTTTAGGCAGCGTTACTGTTAATGAAGGCGCGGAGCTTTATATTAAAAAAGAACCAGCACACTTAGTAAATGTAACAGCAGCAGCAGGTGCTACCTCTGTTAAACTTTGTCAGGTAGATTTTTAATGGCAGTTCGTAAATTTTCAAAATCAAAAAATGGTGATGCGATGTGGCAGAATATGTCAACTTCTGTCAAAAGATCACTTAACCAAGAATGGTGTGCTTTTTATACACCACAAGGTAGGATGGTTTCTAAACCGTCTGGTAAACGTCCAAGACATATGCATCCTGAAGATTGGTGTGCCGCTAAAACACCTTTTCGTGGAAAAGTTATTAGGAGTTACTAATGCCCGCAAAGAAAAAATATAAATCAAAAGTTAATTCTGCTGGTGTATATACTAAGCCTACTATGAGAAAACGTATTTTTCAACGTATTAAAAGAGGTGGCAAAGGTGGAGCTCCTGGTCAGTGGTCTGCCCGAAAAGCTCAAATGTTAGCGAAGGCTTATAAAGACGCTGGCGGAGGTTACAAGTAAAATGGCAAAAAAACCTACACAACAATCTTTAGTCAATTGGACTAGACAAGAATGGCAATATTCTTCGGAGAAGGAAGCTGATAAACCTCGTAAAAAACGAGGTCGCTACCTTCCTAAAGCTGCATGGGCGAGTCTATCGTCTGGAGAAAAAGCAGCAACAAATCGTGCGAAGAGAAAAGGCTCAAAGTCTGGGAAGCAATTTGTAAAACAACCTAAAAAGATAGCAGCCAAGACTCGTTCGTATAGGAAAGGAGTCGGAGGATGAGCTGGATTATCGGTCGTATTCGTGAACGCTCAAGCCACCACGGAGCATCAGCTGTTATTGCAGCTGCCGCTGTTATTTGGGGTGGTTTTGCTCTGATGGATGTTATCGTCTGGGGCGCACTCGCTTGGGGTGTTTGGAACATTTTAAGAAGCGAGTAACATGTCAAAAATTCGCAAGAAACCCAGAGTAAATATTTCGGAATTATTGCGTAAGCACAAGGCGGGTAAGTCGATTGGGTCTACTAATCGTGCTCGCCTTGTCGCTCGCGGCTTAATAGCCAGAAAATCAGGTCCCCACAAGGGGAAGAAAAAAGACTTAGGAAGAAGAGGAAAATCATAATGATTGGTAATGTCAATTGTAAACACGAAGATCCAAAAGGATTAGGTAAAGGCGGAAAAATGCAGAGAGGTAAGGAAGAATTTTCAAATGGTCTTACTCCAGCTCAGAGAAAACTTCCACCAGCATTACAGAAGGCGATTCTGAAGAAAAAACGCAAATAAATTTTAAGGAGTTCCCCTCATGAACTTAAATAAAGCTATTCATATGAGCTATTTATCTAAGCTCGTATACGAAGATAAATTCACAGTTAAAAAAGAACTAACTCAAAGCTATAGTAACTTTGAATGGTTTGATCACGAAGGTACTCAGGGTTTTGCTGTATATAGCCCAGGATTACACGAAATTATTATTTGTTTCAGAGGCACGGAGCCCACTGCTATAATGGATATTTTAGCTGATTTAAAGGCTTGGAGAAAACCAGCACGAGAAGCTGGTTTAGTTCATTTTGGATTTGCCCAAGCTCTTGATAGAGTGTATGATAATATCATTAGTTGGATGGATAATCTGACTATAGACGATGGTTATAAAATTACTTGTACGGGGCATTCGTTAGGAGCTGCACTTGCTACAATATGTGCTAGTCGGTTGGACGCACACGAACTCTATACATTTGGTTCCCCCCGTGTTGGTAATAAAACTTTTGTTAATGAAATGACTAACGATCAGATTCAACATTGGCGTTTTGTAAATAATAATGATGTTGTAACAAAAGTTCCGTTTCCATTGATCTACAGACACCATGGTGAGCTTTGCTATATTAATCACCACGGTAATTTAAGAAAAATGACACGCTGGCAAAGAATTAAAGACCAATGGCGTGGTCGTATTAGAGCGCTGAAAAAGGGTCAACCTTTTGATGGTGTTTTTGATCACTCTATGGATTTATACCATAAAAAACTGAATGAGCTCGATTTACAAAGCTAGAAGTACTTGTCCAATTTGCTCTCAAGAAGAAGAAATTTGGATTTATAACGGAAAAGTTGAACCTTTAGATATTGTTGAATGTCCCAAGTGTACTCATGTTTATCAAGCAGATGAGTTCATTACTCAGTTTATAGATCTACGACAAAATTTAACAATTTCATCAAACTTTATAGCTTATCATTCAACTGCTTGATTGCTACTTGGCTGAAAATTTTATAATATAAAATATATTTTCAACAAGGAGACATTCATGGCTAAAAAAGGTGGTAAGTCTAAAGGCTTCATTTCAAAGGGTGAACGCCCTAATATTTCCCGATCAATTCAAAAAGCAACTCGGTTAGCTTATTTAAATACTCAAGCTCGTGTTAATAACCAAGTTAAAGCTTGGAGAGCTGGTAAAAACGTAAT